TTCCAGCCCTCAAGCGATGACCATTCTTTTACGCTGCAGCCAAGGCCTGCCACGTGCCAGATGGCGCAGCCCCCCGGGCTACGCATGCCGCCCACGGCATCCATAGCCTCATGGACGCGCTTGCGAGCCCATGCCACGCGTTCGGTCATGCTGTCCGTCCAATGGCTGCCTGGTATGCGGTCTAAGGGCGCAGCGCCCACGGGGTGGAGTTGCGCAAAGACGAAGTTACGGTTGAACGCCTCGCCAGCATCATGCATCGCTTGGGTGATCGCACCGTTTTTCAAAAGCAACCCCAGGCTATCGACGCAGCGAAAATGTTCGGTCCGATACCGGGTACCTTCTTCGGCAACCGACTCCCATTGGGCAAGGCGTCCGCCCGCCAACGTAACCACGCTCCCATGGGTCAGTCTCACGGGTTTTTCTTCTTTTTTACCCATGCTTAGCTCCCCCCTGATCCAAGGCCCAGTGCAGCAGCGCAAGTGCATCGGCTTCGTTATCGTCAACGGGTGAATGACCACGCGCACGCATGGCCGCGATCATGTCCTCCTTACCGGCATTACCCTTGCCTGTAGCGTGCTTCTTGATGGTTCCCACGGGCACGCCTTGGTAAGGCAGCTGATAGTGCTCACACCAGCTCGTAAGCGTGGCTAGAAAGCCGCCGTAAGCATGCGCGGCATCCACACCAAGGTGGCGGCGCACTTCTTCGAAGTAAATGGTATCAACGCCCCTAGAGGCGCCTTTTGAAGAGTCCGTTGGGCACACGGCCGTCCGCAACTCCTCGAGCCAGCGGCCAAACCGAAGGTAGCGCATGCCGCCGCCCTCAAAGCGCTGGGGTTTAAAGGTCACAAAGCCGTGACTCACGCACCCCTTGGGCAGACTTAGCGCCCAGCCCGTGGTGGTGCCTAAATCAAGTGCCAGGATAGTGTCGGGCCGTGTCGTCGTGTGTTGATTGCGCATCAGAAGAATCCTCCTAGGGTGCGAACAAGTCCTTACGCGCTTGTTCAAGCGACCTGGAGGAGCGCGGGCACGGCCGAGTCAAGGCAAGTGCGGCTCCCTCACGTCTGATTTCATCGAACGGTGTGGGGCAGTCAAAGTGGCTAGCAGGGTGAGGGGCAGAGCTCACTTCAATCTTTCATCTTTCAAGCCCTAGAGCCTGGGCTCTAGTAGCTATATATATTTCAATATTTATTTATATCAATCTAGTTCTCCTTCTCTGTGTCTCTGTCTTGGGACTTCGCGCGCGCGAGTCTCTAGGGCCCAAAGATGTATATCTGTGTATATCTAGTGGGGCCATTGAAAGATGAAATTACTGAAGCAAAGCGCATCCGCGCACTGAGTCCTGCCCTACAGAACTTTGATCCACTGAGCAGGGCGTCCTTTGCTTTGAAGGGTAATCGTATCGATCAACCCGGCCTCGGCCAATGTCCGCAGAACGCCATCGCGCTGCCGATGGTCCATGAATTGCGTGCGCCTGGTGAAGTCGCTCTTTGACATACCGGCCATGCCCGCATCTCGCAAAATTTGCATAGCCCGCTTGTGATGGGATTCCACCTGGTTTTCTGAGACCCGGGCTGAGGCCTCTCGGATGGTGAGCTCGGCACAGTGGCGCGAGAGCATGATCCCCCAGTGCGCATCATGATCCTCAATCTGTGGGTCTTCGGGGTCTCGCGATACGGCGCGGATGAGTGCCAGCTTGGTGGCGTTTTCTTCGATGCGAGCGAGGATGGAGGAGTAACCCGTGCCCCGCGATGTCCGAAGGCGCTCCACCAGCGCTTGGTCAAGCTCGCGAAAGGTTTCCCGCGCGTTCGCCGTCGTTGGCACCACGCGAGGTTCAACCTGCACCTCATCAATGGCACCGACATCGGCGAGATTGCCATGAAGTCGGCCGCCGCCTTGGTGGATCAACATCAGACGTTCGATCAGATCCTGGGGCGGCTCAACGACACCAAACGACGTGTTGCTATCAGGAAAGTCTTCCTCGCTCTCCAAAATGAGAAACCGAGCCAGCGAGCCGTCTGCAACGTTGGAGGCCTGCAGCGCCTGCCAAAAGTGCAAAGGGGTGGTTGTTCCATAGATACAAGCGCAGGGCTGATGAATGGCTCGGTGTGCGTTGTTGTGCTGCGTGGAGGCGTATTCCACGCCAAAGTAGGTCGTTCCAGCCGTTGTGTAGAGCTCGGTCATCAGGTCAAGAATCTCGCAGACGTAGCGCGGAGAGCGCTTGCGGTCGGCCGCTGCCGACAGGAACATCCCGAACTCGTCAAGTTGAAAGAGGGTGGCCGGTTGTCGTTGGATGGCCATCAGCAGCCCCGAGCCTGAGGCAATTTTGTTGCCACCCAGGTACTGCAATAAATGGGCCTTTCGAAAGAGCTCGTTAATCACCACGCGACTGTGGTTTTTTCCAGCACCACTTTCAGCGATGCCGACCACATAGAGGTTGGAGCGTATGTTGCTCTCGGTGCGGTACTTGCGCCCCATGAGTGCTCCAACGGCGCACAGGCTTGCGCCCAACGCGAGTACGGGCTGAGGACGCTTAGCGCTTGCTCCCATCAAGGCCATCATGTCCGCGATCACACCGCCCACCTGGTCCCAGCCAAGTGGCATCGGCTTAGGACGTGGCAAGGCGATCTCCGGCGCCTCAACGCTAATCGGTTGACCAGTTTGCAGTGACTTTAAGAACTCACGGGCCGGGTGGTGCCCGTTCATGATGATCTCGCCGTTTAACTGCAAGTTCGGTTCAGGTTGCCAGCCGTTATCAAGCGCAAGTTTATAGATCGTTCCGGCACCGATCCGCTCAGGCGCAAAGCTGCGCCAGCTCCTCGCTGTGGTCTTAGGGTCATTCTTTGCAGCGTGCTGTGACCAGGCCTCAAACAAGGGCCAACCCGCATCGCCGAGCGCGCCCTTGGTAGCCATCCCAATGCGGACCCAACTGTCGTAATCCAACTCATCATTGAGGATGTGCTTAAGAGCATCCTGGACCGCTTCATAGGTTCCGCGTTGCTCGGGCAGCTCGGCGCAGGGCTGCGGTGCGCGCAAGCCGACCCCAAGCGTCTTCGGTCTCAGTTCGACTGGTATTAGCCGGTAGGCTTCCTTGGCAAACTCACGCGCCTGCGCCTCAGTGATGCACGGTAAATCCTCAGGGCTCAACTCAGCCAGGGTACAAACCGGCCACTCGTAGGGCTTACCCGTGTCGGGATGAATGCCATAGGCGATGAACTGCTGACCGACCCCTAAGACCTCGATGGGAGGATACTTAAAGCCGCAAAAAGGCTGCACCGCTCGATAGACCAGCAGGCGCTTGGGCGCGCGCCCGATGCGGACTGCGGGAGTATCGCCTAGCATGCGTTTTGCCAAGGCTTCGATAGCCAGCGCGATGGCGTGCGAATCGAGCATGTCGATGTCAATGCCGATCACCCGGCCAGCGGCAATCCCGATACCGGCCTCAGGCCAGTTGCCCCAGACGTCCACCTCGTTGTCGGTGGTGTCACGTTCGCAATGGCGGCTCCATTTCGGGTACTCATGCCAAGCGCCGAGTTTGTAAAGACCAGGCTTTTTGGTGTTGGGTTGAATCGGCAGAATCGGAAAGCCCCGGTCGACCAGGGTGGCGCCCAACTGCGCCATGAAATTGTTAGCGGTCATGGCATTCCTCAAAAGGGGGCATCGTCGGCATAGGCTTGCCTGAGGGCATCTTGAAACGCTGTGACTGCCACCTCAATGAGCGTTACCCACTCATACTCGGTCCACTGCATCAAATCGGTTTTTCCGATCTCATCGACATATGCGCCAGCGTTCGTGGCAGCCACTTGGAACGCACGGGTCTCGTGTTTATTGGGGTCAATCATGCCCTTAAGCCTCAAAGTGATGTTTTGGCAGCGCAGCGAGCACTGCGCCGTGTTGGGTGCATCGATTCGGATATCGGCTGGTGAAAAGCCGAACCCTCGCGAAACTCGTCGACAGATCACGCACGTCATGAAAACCGTGCCCCAACGACCTTGGTAAATGGGCCGTGTGGACGCACCGCGATGGCTAACGGGCAGCGTAGGCTTTTCGCGTACATCATGGCTTCGTCAACCCCGCGAGGTAGTGGAAGCCCTTGAGCGCGATTGGCCCACCAGCTGGCCGCTTTTTGGCGTGGATAGCCCCGGTGCTCAATGCAGACCCATTCACTGTGTTGCGTGAGGCCACTCCAGTAATCCACGCGAAGTGATGGGGGCTTGCCAGGCTTCTCATGACGGGCATAGGCAATTCGTGTCACCGGCACCCATTCCGATTTACCGCTGGAGAGCACATCCAAGTTGCTCGCCTTGGCTTCGATTCTGAGATCCGGCGGCGGGAACCCATAGCCGCAATCGGGGCAGGTGCGCACCGAGGCGTGAACGATGCTGTTGCACGCTGGGCAAGCCTTCGTGGGAGCGACGCCATCGTCGCCACCCTTGGGTCGCTTAGGGTTGACGGCGTCAATGGGTCCGTGGCGGGCAATGTTACCTGCGAAGTCGAGCACCAGGCAGTCCGCCTTACCAGGTGCCAGGCGACAACCTCGTCCAACGATCTGCACATACAGCCCTGCCGATTTTGTTGGCCGCAGCATCGCTAGTAGGTCAACGCCCGGTGCGTTAAAGCCGGTGGTCAGCACATTGGCGTTGGTCAGACATTGAATCTTGCCAGCCTTAAAGTCATTGATGATGGCCTCACGCTGTGTGCCGGGTGTGTCCCCGATGATGGCCTCGCAGGTCACACCACGCGTTCGAATTGCATCGCGCACGTTATGGGCGTGGTCCACACCGGCGCAGAAGATGAGCCAGTTTTTGCGGTCCTTACCGTAGGCCATGATTTCATCAACCGCAGCCTGCGTGATCGCATCTTTGTCGAGCGCTGCTTCCAGCTCTTTGACGATGAAGTCTCCACCGCGGCTTCCAACCCCCGTGAGGTCCATGTGAGTGGCCATGCGCTTGGAGATCAATGGCGCGAGGTAGCCCTGTTCGATCAGCTCGCGAACGGACACCTCGTAGGCAATGTCAGTGAAAATCGCATCATCGCCCTCATGCAAAAGCCCTGAGTCCAAGCGATAGGGCGTTGCCGTTAGGCCGATCACCTTCATCTGGGGGTTGAGTCGGCCTAGGTCGGCAAGGAAGCGCCGGTAGATGGTGTTGCTCGAGCGTGGAATCAGATGCGCTTCGTCAATGAGAACGAGGTCGCATTGCTGCACGTCGTAGACGCGTTTGTGGATCGACTGAATGCCGGCAAAGAGGATCCGAGCGTGAATATCGCGCTGCCTTAGGCCTGCCGAGTAAATGCCTGCTGGCGCCTGCGGCCAGAGCTTCTTGAGCTCGGTGTAGTTCTGCTCGATCAGCTCGCGCACATGTGTCACGATCAAGATGCGCTGATCGGGGTACGCCTTGAGCACGCCCTCAACGAAGCTCGCCATGACGAGGGACTTGCCCCCGGCGGTCGGTATCACGATGAGTGGGTTGCCCGTGTCTTCATGAAAGTAGTTGTAGATGCCTTGAATGGCACCGCGCTGGTAGGGGCGAAGGGCTAGCTGCTTCATGAGGAGGCTCGCTTAATCGGGGTTGTTCGACTTGGCTTTTCCTGTATCGCGCCAGCGATGCCCAGGTGCAAATTCATACTCGACCCAGCCCTCGCCAGCATCCACTTGCTCGCCTGGGACGAGCGATGGAATAAACAAGTGGGAGGCGCAGGCTGTGCGCTGCTCGGCCTCGCTTAACCCTCGGTCGTGATGCGCGCAGTGCCAGCCGCCGTCGACAGGTGTCGCATGCAGACAGGTTCGACAATTGATCTCAGGGGTTGCTGCATCGCCTGCGCCAGCGTGACAAACCGGTGCGTGGTCACACATGCGGCACTGGTACCAGGCTGGATCCGTACTGATACGCGGCGGTGGGGTGGCCGCGAAGATGACTCGCTCAGCCTTGGCCAATAGGCCCTGCGCAAAAGCCGGATCTGCCTCGACCCGCTCGACGTAAACGTCGTCGGTGTCCTTGCAGACCGCCAGGTACATCGCACGGGTCAAGCCCATGAGGTGCATGTAGGTCTGCATCTGGGCAAAGTGCAGCGGCTTGCTCTCGCGCACCTTCTTGGCCATCAGGTCGTTGAAGCTCTTGACCGAGTGCGTCTTGAACTCGAGCACGTGCCAGGTCTTGGGCGCCTCCAGCAGGTTGATGGCCACGCCATCGAGCGAGCCCCCAAAGTGGCCACCATGGGCTTGAACCCGAAACTGGCGACCCGTATCCGGATCAACTTCCAGAACTGTCGCCCCGGTGCGGCGCAGGTTCTGAACCAGCCGAGCCTCTTCCAGTTGGCCCGTCTCAAAAAGGCGCAAAAGGCGGCCAGCATGCAGTGCACGGGTGACCCAGCGGAAATCAAACCATAGGGCCCGTTCACACTCTTTGCCGATCAAGGAGGCACCAAGGTGGGCACGAAACCTGTCTCCCGCATCGGCTTCGTAGGCAGCGAAGATCGCCTCTCGGGTGGGGCTGGCGATGCTAGGCAATTCAGCCATGCTGCACCCCCTGCTTGGCGTGAAGCTCCCGGGCTCGGTTCACCGATGACTGCCAGCGCTCATCGTCGCAGTCGGCACGCAGCACCTCAATCAGCGCATCCTTGAACCGCTCTCGATGGCCCCCCGGCTCAGCCGCGTTGAGCTTGGCCATGTGAGCGGTCAACTGCGCGAGCTCCTGCAGTTTTAGGCGCAGCGCCGTCTTGGCCCGGTGGAACCAGGTGGCATCGAGCGACTTCTTTTCTGTCTGTCGACGGATGTCGGTCGTTGCGATCTGGATCCGGATGGACGCAATCTCATCTTGAAGCGCAGCCAACCGCTCGCGGCAGCCCTGCAAGGTGCTGGGCAGTCGGATCGGCGCGGCCGCTGGCGCGTGCTCATGCATGCCCGCGTCCTCCTTACGCCTGGCGCTTCCAGGGCAGCCCGTTGGCCGCAGGGGTGGCGGTCGGGGCAGCCGTGATGGGGCGCCCAGCAACAGGGGCCTGGGGTGGCGTGAACGGTTGTGTGGGCTGAGTGGCGGCTCCGCTGGCACCGCCTCGCGGCAGATAGCGGATGGCGTTGGACTCACCGTACAGACCCTTGGGCGGGCGCACGCGCACATCCAGAGTCATCGGGACCAGATGTAATTGCTCGGAGTTACTCACCTGCATCTTGCCTACAGCGCGGCAAATCGACGACAGGGTGCGCTTGGCGATCTCTACCGTGTCGGGATTGGCATTGACCAGATTGAGGCGGTCGAAAAGCTTGCGGCCGGCGTACTGGCCCTCAAGGATGTCAACCTCCATGTAGAGGTACTGGCCGGTGCCGTCCTTAGTCGGGCGCATTTCGCTTGCGACGATCTGGCCGAGGTACTTGCCCGGGGGCAAAACGTCGTAACTGGTGCTGGGCGCGACAGCGGATGCGTCAAAGGTTTGTCCGAATGAAGCCATGGTGATTTCTCCTTTTTCAGGTGCGGGTGGTGGACGGGATGAGGGTGGCGTGTAAGCTTTCAGGCATGACCTGCGCAAAGGCAGACCACTCAAGGGGCAGGGTGTCGGGCAGGTCGTAGCGGTTCTTGGCCAGAAAGGCTGGGCGTTCGACGGTGTGAATGACACGCTCGCCGGAGCCCACGGCACGGCTGACCTTTTTGTTAAAACCGACATCCGCCTTGACCGTGGAAATTCGGTAGTTAGCAAACAGCACGACGTCTGAGTGCTCTTGCAGCAATGCCGCTGCGCGGGCATGGAGCTTGATCACGTAGCGGTCGTAGGGGTCGTGCTCAGGCGAGTCGAAGCGCTTAATGTCGGTGTGCGCGATCTGCACCACGGTCATGCCGCGGTCGTCGCGCAAAGCGTTGAGGCCATCGATGTACTGGCGCCAGAGGTTCAGGGCCGCAACATACCCCTTGCCGTACCCGGCGTCCTCGATCGAATGCCAACCGTTGTCGCGGCAGGCTTTGGCCCAGACCAGCGGCTCAAGCCAGTCCACGCTGTCGATCACGACCGTCGCGAAGTCATGCTGCTCGGTGTAGAGCGCTGCCAGCGCCTCCATCACTTCGTCGAAGGTCCGAGACAGCGGAAAATTCGCCGCGGAGTTGGTGCCCAGCCCATCTTCGGTCTGGATGAACACGGGCTTGTTAGCCTGACCCGCGAAGGTGGTCTTACCAACGCCGGCAACACCGTGAATCAGCACCCTGGGCGGCTTGGGTGTGCCCGCGCGGTTGAGTTGTGCAAGGGAGATAGCCATCAACGGTCCTCCCCGAACTGGCTGTCGTTCGCTGCCTCGGGCACGGCACCGTCCACGATGCGCTCAAGCTTGTAGGTGGGCTTGCCGGCTTTGAGG